ACGGTGACGGTGAACGAGCCCGTCCCGGTGGTCTTGATCATCCCGTTGCGGGCGTCGTCGTCGGTGCCGTTGGCTGTGGTGAGGGTGTAGTTTCCGGTTAGCGGGATGACGCGAAGGGCCGCGATTGCAGCATCCAGTCGGGCCAGAACCGAATTCAGAAGCACGCCCCACACGTTGATGTTCTCGCCCGTGAACTGTTGCTCAAGGCGAAGAGAGTTTGTGTAAGAACTCGGCATAAACGAGCGTCTCCTTTGTTGTTATTGTATTTAGGAGAATTCGCTAAACGACGGCTCCGGTGTCGGCGCGAAACCATGAATTGCCGTCGCTATAGACGAGCATGTTCAGAGTGCTGTTGAAGACTACAGAATTGGGGAAGCTCGCCGCTGGCGGCAGGTTCGCCGTGGTGCAGGCGTAGACCGGTCGCGGCTGATCGGGCGCGCTCAAGGCGCGTTCCAGTTCAAGCTTCAAGTCTTCAATCGTGGTGGCCGAAAAGCGCATCAGCGGCCGGTGTTGATGTTGAAGGTCCGACCGCTGGAGAAGTAGTCAGACTTCAACAGACCGACGCGGGTTCGCCCCTCTGACTTGAGGCTGCTGATAGCTGCCGAGAAAAACTGAGCGAACGTCCCGGCGGCGCCGGTGTCATCTTCGAGATAGGGCGCGGCATGTGCCAACGCGCCATAGAGGTAGGCGTCCGGGGCCTTGGTGAGCAGCCAATTGGTCTGCGTCGTCGGACCCAGAGCCGGGATGCGCGCATAGTAGACGACGCGCGTGGAATAGGTCTTGGCTGGAGCCGGGTAGAAGCGAAAGGTTTCGCCGACGAGCGCGTATTGTTGAGGACTGCCGGTCGCCGGAGAGGCTGCTTCCAGCACTTCGGATGGCTGCGGGTCCACATCCCAAGAGCTTGTGCCCTCAAACAGGGTGATGGACTTCTCTTCAAGGAAATCGGTCGGGAGCGCGAGGAATTCGTCGCTCGGGCCAAGGCTGCTTGAAAGCCGGGTTTCCATCTGGCGAACCCGGATCAGGCGGTTCAACTGACTTTCAGCCAAAGCAATGAAGTCAGGAATGCGGGCAGTTAGATCGTCACGTTCCAGCCAGTTGCCGACGCTCGTGACCAGATCATCATAGGTGTTGATTGCCATTCATTGGCCCCTCCGCGAACGAAATGGGGTGACCCAAAAGGATCACCCCAAATGTCAGCCAGCTTTCGCCGGTTAGTTGTTGTGCAGGCGGACGGCCAGTTCAGGACGAATCGTCTTGAAGCCGTAGAGAACGTCCAGACGGGTCACGAGGGCGTCGGTGGTTACATCCCACTGGCGAGCAATACGCATCGAGACACCATCGAAGCTTTCACGAGCGGCGAAGTCGGTGTCCTTCGGCAGGTACAGGTCGGCGGTGGCGAACGTGAACGCATCCTTGTGGTACAGCAGCGACGTGCCAACGGCTGTGTTGAGCGTACCAGCGAAGGCGATTGCAGCAGTCGCGGAGGTCGAAGCCGCCACGACGTTTTGCAGGGCGCCCGTCGTGTAGATCGCCGGAGCGAACGACACCGTACCGGCGCCACCAGCGTAGGCCGCCGTTACGACGAACTGTTGCAGGATGCCGGTCGAGGTCTTGGTTTCCGGGTGGACGCTGTTGAGGCCAGCGATGGTGAACACGTCACCCACGTTCATCGCACCGGCGCCGGTGGCGACAGTCATGGTTGCCTGACCGGCGGTCAGGCCCGTGGTGTTGGTCGTGTAGGCGGCGTTGGCCGCGCCGCGTGTGTGGGCACCCCACATCGTGTTTTCGAGGTAGTCGAAACCACCTTGGCGACCGACGTAGCCGTCCTTGTACTGCTTGGCGATTTCAGCCTGCGGGTTGAAGATCGTCGAACCAGCCGTAACGATGTCGGCCATGTCCTGCGGGTTAAGGCACGCCGAGCGATCCGAGAGCGGCGTCAGCGAACGTTGCAGCAGGGTGCGGCCTTGGGCGCCACGGGTCAGCGTGTGGGCCGAACCACCGTTCCAGGCCGATTGGAACACGTCCTTGTAGACCGTGCTCATCACGTCGGCTTCGATGTTGGCCGCGAGGACCGACATGGCAGGCTTCAAGATGCGGTCGCTGAAATCGTCCAGAGACAGAGACATTTCAGCCGCGCCGAACTTAATCGGGACGTGCTTTTGGGTCTGAATCTTGAGATCGACGGACGTTTCGGTCGTGTCTTGCGGGGTGATCGTCGCGCCGGTGCCGACCGTGTAACGGTTAGGCTGACGGATTTTCAACGTGTCGCCGATCTTGGCGCCGTTCTTGGCGTATTGATCGTCGTATTCGCGGTTGATCGAACCAATGAAGTTCAGGTTCTGGTGGAGAATGCGAAGAGCTTCGCGGGTCACTGCGGTTGCAGTAAGAATTGTATTGGGCATTTGTTTTGAAGGTCACGCTGTGACCAGTGGCGGCTTGAGTTACCGCTCTGTTGTTTAGGGTCCGGGTAGGTGTTCGTATTTATTTACGAATCTGCTTTTGTCGGGCTTCCATCCAAGCCTTAGTATCGGCGCGATCACTCAGCGGGGAAGGCGGGGGAGATTTTCCGCCGACAGCCCGGATGGGTGCAGTCGATGCTTGCTTGGCAATACGGTCGCCCGTGGCTTGCTTGGTTGAATTCCGGCTTGCCTGATAAAGCGCATGTATCAGTTTCCATGCGCGAGGATCAGGGTCGCGCAACATGTCCTCTTGACTAAAGCCGTATTTGGCGGCCTCTTTCACGAGTTCCTGTGCGAGAGCTTGATTAAAGCCCGGAATATCCCGAGTGAGCGTCTTCCCCGTTTCTTGAAGAGCCTGCTCCTGTGCGGAGTGCTGTACCCTCAGACGATGGTCGATCTTCGTCTTTAGCTCGGTCTTTGCATCTGACAACTGACGTTGCATTTGCTGGTAACGTCGCCATTCCTTCTGCGCGACTTCGGGGTTTTGCTCATCGGCAGCATCCCAATCCACGTTGTCGTAATAGGCGATGTAGTCTTCGAGGTTGCTGACCTTGGCGTGCTCTTTGACAAGCGTTTCCTGAACCTCTTGCTGTTGGGCCAGAGCAATGCGCTCGTTCTCAACGGCCTTACGGGCTTCGGCTACCTCTTGGGTCTTCCTCGTGTAATCTTCCCGACGAAGAAGGCCCTCTTTGAGTTCTTTCGGCAGTCGGTAGGTTTTGCCGTCGTATTCGACATCCTCGCCATCGTCTTCCGAATTGTCCGTCTCAGGGTTCGTAGTGTCGTCAGTGTATTTGTCGTCAGAAGGCTGATCCTCGGTGGAGAGGTCGGCGACGGCAGAGGTGTTAACGTCCTCTACTGCGGCCGAGTTGTTCTCGTTTTCGGTATCCATTGTTTCCTTATTTAGTACGGGGCGGGATTGCCCGGCAGTTCACCCGGCGGCATTGCGGCCGGGTTCATCCATCGCGAGTTCTCGGCAGTCTGTTGGCGGGTAGCCGTGGTTGCTGACAGGTTCCGCGCGATTTCGGATTCGACTTTGAGGCGGTCTGTTTCCGCCTCGAACTTCTTGATGGCGACTTCTGCGGCCTTGAATTCGCGGTCGGCATTCGCGTCCTGAATTTGGGCGTGGGCCTTCTGGAGTTCCGCCGTGAGCTTTTGCAGGGCTTGTTTGGCCTGCTCCACCTCTGGGTTCTGGCCTTGGACGGGAGCCGGGAGGATCGCCTTCAAGCGGCGGCTCAGTTCGTCGGCGCCGGGCCAGTCGAGGTTCTGGGCCAGCAAGTCGCCGATCACCGGCGCGGCCTGCGGGAATACCCGCATCAGTTCCATCATCTGCGTCGCGCTCTCTTCGCGCTGGCTGGTGAAGGAAGGGCCGGTCTTGACCGTCAGGTCGTACTTGCCAGCGGTTAGGTCGAAGATGTGCGTGATGCCAGCCATGGCCGGGTTGGGGCCTTGGTCGGGCGCGGGGGTCAGACCATCCGGTCCCATCGCCACCGGCTGGTTGACCGGAACCATCGCGGCCTTGCCGTCCTGTCCCAGAACACGGAGCACGCGGGGCGCGCTGTAAACGGTGGGGATTAGGTCGAGGATGATCCGGCCTGCGTGCGCGATGGCCCGGCTCAGATTGTCGATGTAGTGGTAGGTCGAAACGTCGCCTTCGCGCTGGCGTGCCATGATGGCGCGGCCAGAGGTCTCGTTTGATTGAGAGCCAAGGCTGGCGTCATGCAGACCGGTTATCGACTTCAAGTCGTCGCTGGCGTTCAAAGCCTCTTGCAGAGCCGCCGCCGGAATCTGACCAGCGGGAGTGCGTTGCGGGGGAGGGATCGGCTGACCGCCGTCTCCCGTCAGGTCGTATTCGATAAAGGCGTGGGGCTCGCGGTTGGCCGTCGCCCATTTGGCCGCGTCAGTCTCGAACGCGCCACGAGGACCGATCCATGGCGCAAGCGGTGCGCTCAGGACGGATTCGGTCGAAGCACTACGCCAGAGATTGAAGTTCTGCTGGGCCGGGATCGCGCTGCGGACGATGCCTTGAAGCTGGCGACGACCGTCGATGAAAATCTCTTCGCCATAGACGGGGATGATCGGGATGTATTTGCCGCCCCATTCGCGGGTCTCAAGCACTTCGGCGCCGGTCAGAATGTGCAGCGTGACTTTCTGCGTATCCACGACGCGATTGCCAATGACCGTCAGGCCTTGGCTGTCGAACAGGTCTTTGTTGTCGGCGTAGACGTCTTCGTCCACGACTTCGCCGTTGGACAGCATGACGATGGTGCGGGAGCCCTTTTCGCGGGTCCAGTATTCGGCGACGGTGACCTTATCGCCGTCCAACCATGGGGACTTGCAGGTACGGTAGTCGTCCCAATCGACCGGATCAGCGCCTTTCCAGCGGGAGGCAAAAGCTTCCTTGGACATCTGCTCGGTGACGAAGGCGACGTCCCAATCGCTGGAGTCGGTCGCCGTGCTGTCTGGGTCGCCATAGATCGTGAAGGGGTCGGCGACGCGCTCAATCACGATGTCTTGGTCGAAGGTGTCGTCGTAGGCGTACCGGGTGTTCACCCGCAAAAAGCCGAATCCAAACGTGACCGAATGGTC